CAGAAGAAGAAAAATTTACTAAGTTCAAAGATCTATTTAATAAACTACTAACACTAAAAGTAGGAGAAATATCTGGCAATATTTCTTACATAAAATTAGATAATAATGTAGTAGTGGAAAACGAACTTTTCATAAATGATTTTTTTAAAAACTGCGATAGAAAAATATGGAACGCCGTTAAGGAAGAAATTAATAACATAATAAAAGAAAATAAAGCAAATTTGCTTTCTTTAACATGTGAATCATGTAAGAAGGAATTTGAAACACCCTTAACATTTGAGATGTCTAATTTTTTCGTTTAACGCTTTTGACTCTAACAAATGAAGAAGTAGTTGAATTAATAAATTCATACGAAAAAGAGTCAAAGGCGTTAAGATCATACATATATAAATTGGTTTGGTATATGCGAGGTGGAGTAACACTAGATCAAGCATTTGAAATAGGTTATCAGGATAGAGAAATTATCAATAAGATAATTGAAGAGAATATTGAAAAGACCAATAAATCTGGATTGTTATTCATATAATTGATGGGTGCGGCGCACCCATATCGTCGTCGTTAATTTTCAGTCGCTATCGCTCCTTCAATTAACTAGACGATCTTTTCTTAAAGAATAATTATTAACCAATCAGAAGAGATACCATTCATCTAGATTACTGCCTCTCTTTCGCCCACGAAGGGCGAAAAAAATCATAGTATTTCTACTATGAAGTGGTGTTTTCATCTGAGTTGACAACCACACAGCATCAGGACTACAACAACATCTGTGTTTTGACACACAGGAAATGTAACGCAGGCGGTTATCCGGTACCTACTCATCCAGTCTTTCTTACAACGGCGGGCTATATCAATGATGCTGTCCTTTGATATAACCGTGTGATATCGCTATCACGTCTTTTTACCCATAAAACCTGTTCAAACAATCAAACCGCGGGATTGGCGATCTTCGTCCTGTAAAGGATAGTGATTGAGTTCTTGGTACAGCGCCAAGGTTTTCGTCCCTGCGACCCGAGGTCCAGGTTTAGAGCATCCGAATTTAGGCCGATGCTAGCCATACACTGTTTGAGATTTTGCCTGTAGATGTCGCAGTTTGCGGTGCGTCGCTATAATAACCTTGATGTGAATTAAATCTTTAGTTTACGTACTTTGACCGATATCCATTCGTTGTACCAGTCACCACTAAGCAAAACACCATAATCAAATTGATACTTTGCTTCGTAATAATTTAATTCATTTTTTGAATAACAATACCTTAATATTTCTCTTTTAAAATTTTCTGAGCCTAAATTTTTTACTTCTTCTGATAATACCGAGTTTGAACCATAATAAATTTGCCAGTCACTATCGATTTCATATCTAATTTTTGATTTCTTTTTAGTGCCGTTTTTTAACCTTGATGTTTTTAGTCTTATTTTCTTGAATTTAGATAATTTTTTGCCTATATATTTTCGTCCAGACAACTTGTTGGTTATTATATATACAAACCCAACTACATCGTCTGGTAGTGTCTCAATAATTTTGTCTTCAAAAAGCCACGTCACATTGTATTTATGACGGTAAAATGATCAATTAATTTTTTACCACCTCAACGTCAGAACTATATCGTGTGAAGCCACTTTCTTTTACTACGTACATTATATTATTAACTCTACTCAATAATTCATCTTTATGGCTAATTAACCATACAGATTTACCACCAGCACGTGACATTTTTTTCAAAATCTTTAATGAGTTTTCTACACCTGCACTGTCCATACCAGAGTCAACTAATTCATCAATGAATAACAAATTGATTGGTTGATATAAACTTTCCCATACATCACGGAATGCCCAACTTAAACTTAAAATAAGCCTGTTCCGTTCACCACGACTCAGTGAATCAAAGTCTAGCTCTCGTCCCAACTCCTCAATACTGACAGACAAATCGTTGTTGAACTTGACAGTGTGTGGTAGTTCAATGTCGTTTAGATAAAAAGCCAGTCTGGCATTCAGGAAGTTCAAATTCTGATCTATAATCTGCTTACGGATGAAACTATCCTTGTTGGTTAACAGTTTAAGCAAAAATTCTTGATGATCACGTACTTTCACTAATCCATTAATCAAGTCATAGGAAATTTCCTCTATACCATCCTTTTCCATCTCGGCAATCTGATCAGCATAAGGATCAGACTCTGCCTTTTTGGTTTCTATCTGCGTAAGTAGATGATCTAAACTGCTCTTGTGAGTTACCGCTTCACTTTCTTTGCTGTAGAAAACAGTAGGTTCATCACCTAGATCACCGATCTTTTCAATTTTTTGATTTATATCACTGATTTCGGATTCAATTTTTTCTATGGCCTTCTCTACTTTTGCTAGTTCCTCGGACTTAGATTGTAGTAATTTTTCATGATTGTCATCATGCAGTGCTTGACCACAACTATGACACTTGTGATCTTTGATTGCTTTGATGTCAGCATTCAATTGCTTCAGTGATTTTTGTTCACGAAGTAAATCTTTATCATGAGACTTCTTGGTCTTTTCTAGATCTTTTAACTTTTTAGACTTGTCAGTATAGAGTTGTAGGGACTTATGTGCTGCCAACTCTTCATCAATGTCTAACTTTAATAACTCTTCGTATGCAGTAGTCAGTGCCTGTAGATCTTCTTTATGCTTTTGTAGCCACAATTTCTGACGTCGCTTTGTAGAATCAATCTGATCCTGGATACGGGTGTTAGCATCCTTGACTGCTTTGATCCTAAATTCTTCTTGCTGTATGGCATCTTTTGTGATTCGTACCTGTTCCTTAAGAGATTCTGCCTTCTCACTCAATAGGGTAATACCCAAAAGTTGTTCAATGATTGTTCGCTGATCATTTGCCCGTAAACTCAAGAATGGTTCAGTGTATGTGTTAAGTGCTACAATATGCTTGAACATATCGTGCTTCATGTTGATGAGTTTTTCTATCTCATGCTGGGTTTCTCTGCTATCACCCTGGCTATTATCGTCCGAACTCTCTACCTCTTGATTATTGACAAAAAACTTCAACACATTGGGCTTTCTGCCGCGCTCAATACGATATGAGATATTACCGCATTCAAAATCAACTGTAACTAACATGTTTTTACCGTTAGTTTTGTTAATTAGGTTATCTTTCTTGATGTTAGTCAGGGCTTGCCCGTAGAAAGCATAACTTATAGCATTGATGATAGCAGTCTTTCCAGTGCCATTTCTACTACCAGCATCATCGCCGCCTAAGTCTATGTTGCTACCTAGAACTAATGTTAAATTTTCTCTGTCAAAGTTAACTGCCTGCGTTTGATTGCCAATAGATAAGAAGTTCTTCGCAGTGATATTTTTTATTTTCAACATAGATTACTTATAGTCCTCGATATAGATCCAACAATAGTGATGAGTCATACTGTTCACTGGTTATTAAGTTAAGTTGATTAGTAACAATCTGATCAACGGTCTGGAAGTTTACATTGCCCTTCATTTCGTATTGATCCATGTCTGTGTTTTTGTTTCGTAGAATAGAAATTTCTCGCAAATCATGAGACTTGACGAAAGTCTCTTTGATGAAGTTGGCCTCTTCGTAAGAAATGTCAATATCAATGTTTACTCTAACATGCATCTTTGGCTTCAGAACTTCGTCAGTGCGATTCAGTAGATCGCTAAGAGATAGCACACGATATGTTGGTTGATCTGGCCACGAATGATATTCTGGTTTACCACCCCATTCAAGAATCATTGCTCCACGTTCATCATCACCTGCGTCAGCATAATTATGTGGGAAACAATTACCGATATAGGTTATGTTGTTAGAAGTTTGTCGTTTATGAAAATGTCCGCTGAACACATGATCAAAATGTGAAAAATGTTCACGCTTGATTTCGCTATGATCAGGCATGGCTACCATAGCATTCATTAAGAAGTGCGGTAGTTCAAAATGACCGAATGTATACCGACCACGAAGTTTTGATATTTTCTTATGATCATCACCTACTAACCAAGGTGCAATGATGACGTCACCCTCGTTAACCCAATCATTACAGATAGTGACATTCTTTAGATGTTTTGCCCACTCTACACTTTGAACGTCACGCTTATCACGATAGTAAAGATCGTGATTGCCAGGTATGAAAAACACCCGGTCAAAATTAGCATTAAGATGTTCTAGGGCTTTAATGCTATAGTTTAGTGTCAGGATGTTTATTGATGCACGATTGTTGTTCCAATCACCCAAAAATAATGCGGTGTCACAGCCATTTTTCTTGCCCATTTCGGTAGCCCATTTAATGAACGACAAACAATCCTCGTTATGAAGTTGACTGTTGGACTTTAGGCCGAAATGGAGGTCAGTGAATACTATTGCTTTTTTGAACAAATTCAATTAAATCTCCAATGATATGATTATGTGGTTTACTATTTTATCAATTCACTGGAGATTTGTAAATTTTTTTGATCAAACAGACCAGAGTAACAAAAATACGATTATTCTTCGTAACCACCACCGTCAGTGAACATGTTCTGTCGTAAATAACTAAAATTAAAGTCGTTCAGACAGCGTAGACAACGGATAAAAAATAAAACACTTATCTTAAATATAAATATTTCCATGATAGACATTAAACATAAAGACATAATTCAGCATTTTGCTAAAAAACACAACTATAAAACATATTTGGAAATAGGATGTGAAAATAACGAAACTTTCAATTACGTATCTTGTCCATTCAAAATAGGAGTTGATCCAAATAGTGGAGGAAATATCAGATTAACTAGTGATGAATTTTTTAAGTATAACACTCAGCGTTTTGATCTAATATTTATAGATGGTCTTCACTACTATGATCAAGTATCATTGGATTTAAAAAATTCATTAAGATTCTTAAATGATAATGGAACGATTTTAATACATGATATGCTTCCAAATAACGAAATAGAACAAATAGTTCCATTAACTCCGTTTATGAGAGGACCGTGGACAGGCGATGTATGGAAGTTAGGTTTTGATTTAATTAAACGTAGTGATATAACATTCAAGATATACAAAGAAGATTACGGTGTTGGAGTAGTTCGTAAGGGATTTCAGGAACCAGTTCTTATGGAAAAATCCATAAAAACATGGTCTGAATTTCTATTGAATAAAAGTAAATTGCCTATATTTTCATTTGCTGATGAATTAAAGGTTCATTCTTCGTAACCACCACCGCCAGTGAACATATTCTGTCGGGTATAACTTGGATTCAAGTTGTTCAATTCTAAGATGTCATCCCGTAAATTTTGATTTCGTTTTTCTATATTTAACACTCTGGTGAAAGCGTTTGTTATTGCCGCTGTATAGTACGCAAATGGATTTAGACTCTTACTCTCGTCAAACTGAAGTCCTATTTGACTTAACTGAAGTAATGCTTGGCTACGCATTTCATCGTTGTATGTATAGCCACGCCAGTTGCTACGAGTAGCATATCGTTCACACAATTTTATGAACATATGAGCCAGTTTATTAGTCATTTTCCCATGATCTTTGCTGAAATATCCGTTGTCCAGTGACCCTTTCCAATGACTTTTACCGACTACGTATGGTGTCTTATTAGCATCTAACTTGTAGTGTAAAAATGGTGGGAAATTTACTTTGATATATTTGTTAGGCTTTACATCTTCCTCGTCGTATTCTGTGTGTATAATCTCGGCATCCTCATCTAATTGAGGCTCTTTTGCTTTAGCCGACTTAGATAAGTCTGACGGTACATGTTCCCACGACATTACACGAAAAACTAAATCGGTATATGATATCTCAGATTCGTCAATACTGAAATCATCTAATTTTTTCTTCTCGCCTGATTCTAGTAAACTACGATCGTATTCGATCTTACACAATCGTTCTGCACGATTCTTGGTTGCCTCTGCAATTATATTTTCGTCAATCGCATCAACACTTGTTAATATTATGTCATAATCTTCGCAACTGGAATCCAAATAGCAGCAATATGAATTTTTGCTTTTATGAATTTCTTTCAAAATGTCTTTATTGTTTAGATAGTTTGTTTTAATGGCTATTCTCCTTTGATAAAATATAATAGCATAAAATGTGATTGAAAGTCAACAACATAATAAACACATATTATTATATGATAAATAATTTTATTAACTATGGATTATTATGACTGGCCTTGAAAGTGATTTTGAAGAAGGGGGTGTTGCTAGAAACATATCATCTTCATCTGGTATACCTGCACTGGCTAACAATTTAAGTTTCGCTGATTCAAGTGGAGCACGTTTAGCGCAAGCAGGATTAACTGCTGGTGCAAATGGGTTACTTAAAGATATAGCCGGTAGTGTATTTAACATAAATTTTCAAAGTTCTGATGGATCTGAAATAAGCCCAGAGAATGATTGGCGAGTCAGAATTAGCATGAGTAATACTGTTGCTAACATGTTTTATGATAATCCTGCAAACGCATTACTTAGAGCATTAAACAGTAGAACAGGTACTTCTGGGGTAGTATTTCCATATACGCCAACAATAACATTGAGTCATACAGCACGATATGGTTCTCAAGTTTTAACCCATTCTAACTACAATAGTTATTTTTACGAAGGCAGTGAAATTGGATCAATACAAATAAATGGTGAGTTTACTGTTCAGAATGTTAAAGAAGGCCAGTATCTAATGGCAGCAATTCAGTTCTTTAGAATATGTACAAAAATGTTTTTTGGTGCTGACGAATATGCGGGCAGTCCACCGCCACTTGTTTTCTTGGATGGATATGGCGATGCTTACTTGCCTCATATTCCATGTGTAGTGACACAGTTTTCACACACGATGTCAGGTGACGTTGACTATGTTCAAGTACCGATAGGAGTTGATATAGGTTCAAGCGGGCAGT